ACCCTGAAGATGAACTCACAAGATTTCCTGTTCTATTAATAAAAAACTGATCATTATTATATCCCATATCATCAGTATTTCCATTTATAGTATTATTTTTTATTATTTGGCCTGTAGTTAAATTTGGATTATAGTTTGAATTAAAGTACTCAAACCATCCCTCCTGATTTTTACTTCCACCTGTATAATCTTTACTACCTCCCAAAGATAAGCAAAAAAAATGATAATCAGCATCCCAAAAATTAGTAGAATTAGTAGAAGTTATTAGAGTTCTCTCTCTTGCTGATCCTGTGAATCCTGTTCCATTAGGATTGAAATGTAAAGTAATATCAGAGCCTACTTTTTTATGAGATATTATTAAAGGAGATTTGTCAGTAATTTGAGCAGCTGATCCAAGTAAATAATTTTCTCCTTCTGTACCTGTAGGCTTATATACTAAAATAATCATACAGCCATAAGGAAGATGTAGCTGTTCATCAGTAGTACCAAAAATTTCAAAATTTAGAGTTTTAGTACCTGCAAACAATACAAAAGCCTTAGTATTATCAGAAGTACCATCATAATAATTAGGCTGAAATTGAGTTAATCCACTTGATTGCTCTATAAATTCACTCATAATTTTAGTGTTTATAGTTGCTCCTTCTTGTTCTACAGCTTTAGTTCTACCTAATCTATTATATACTTTTGTTACTCTATTAGTTACAGATTGAAAATTCATCAAACCTCTTTCAGTAAAATCTAAAGAAAAAATTAAGGGATTTGTAGGAGTTTTATTATTTGAGCTTTTTTGATCATAACTTAATTGTAATATATCATCATAGTAATAAACTTCATACTCTACCATCCTAGAGAAAAGCTTTAATTTATCATAATAATCATCCTCCTCATCTCTGTAAAATATATGTTGTATATTTATATTTTCTACAAAACTATGAGGATAGCCATTACTATCAGTATATCCAGGAACATTAGCCAAGCCATCAGTAGAATTATCTATATAGTGATCTAATACAATTCTAATTTTATTACTTATATCATCTACTTCTTTATAAGAATTAGAAATTGTTTGTATCATTACTCTGCAAAAAATTATATTTGCATTTTTATCTTTAGAAGTTTCATAATCTATAAAACTATGATAAATTACAGCAGGATAATTTTTAGCTGAACTTATACTATATTTAGAATTTTGAGGCATTATTACAGGGAATACTCCTCCATTATTTAAATTAGAAATTTTATCTTTAAGTATTCTATGTATAGCTTTTCCTATCATTTAATTACTTGTTCTTTTATACATATCATGCTTCTCAATTATTGATCTTTTCAGTTGATTATATTTATTACTTCCGAATGTAATTGCTTCAGGCATCAATACAAAATCATATAAATTATAAGCATCATTCATGTTTATAGTACCTGCTCCCTTAGTATCAAAAGAGCTTATATCTGAATGTAAGCTTTCAAAATTAAAAAAGTACTCTTTAAAAGAAGTACTTGAATTATCCGACCAAGAAGGAAAAGTATCATTATCTCCATATATAGAAAAATCAGAGGAAGTAATGAGTTGATATTCTCCTTCTAATAAAGAATCATCACTTGCATTTCTTTTAAAACTTACAGCAAAATAGAAAGGATCTTCAAAGCTCAAATCAGCATTTATTCCAAAGATAGGCCATGATACTACTCCTGCAAAAAACCCAAATCCTCTATGAATCTCTCCCCCTGCTCCATCATCCTCTAAAGCCATTCCTCCTCCAAAAAATTGAACAGCTCCTCCTGAAGCAGGATCTCCTATTACATTAGTAGTAAAAAATACTGAGCCTGTTGATTGAGTAGTAGAATTTCTTTTAAATAAAATAGATGCTGCTTTACTTGTTGAATAACTCCCAGGCATATTAACCACACAAAAAAAAGTTAATTCTTTATATTTTCTATTTAATCTATCTGAAGCTTTTGAAGATAATAAGTAATTATTTGTACTAAATTCTATGTAATTATTTCCATTAAATTTAGGAGGATTAGGAGTATCTTTTTTCAAAGTAGGCCTATTACTATTAGAAACTCCTGAAGGATCATTAAAATTCTCATATATACCATCTAAAGTATTGCTCTCTATATTAGTATTATCAGAATCTAATACAGAGGGAGTAAATAGATAATTTATTCCCTGATTTATTGAGATAGGCTGAGTATATAAAGGATCATCTGTAGAGTTTACATTAGTAGCCATTAAATTCAAATCATCAAATTTTAAAAGGACATCTGAGCCTAATAAAGTAATATCATCTACAAACATCATATCAAAATTTAAAGTATTTTTAAATAGTTCTAATTTATCATCATAGCTCTCAATACTATTATCAAATTCAAGATATTTTATTTGTAATCCTCCTACATATTGAGTATCTCCTGTACTTGCAGGAGCAAACCTTCCAAAAGCATTAGAGCCTTCATTAGTACCATATCCTATTGAATCAGAATCATTACTATTAAAATGATTATTGTACCTATGTAATTGATTTAAAATTAAAGTACTTACTTGATTAACTACAGCATAACTTTTATCTACTACCTGAAGCTCTATTGATACTCTATTATCTAAAGCTCTCATTTCTTTTACTCTATCAGGATCAGTAGTATCTATAGTGTATATAACAGCAGGAAGGCCTACATTTTGAGGAATGATATTAGGATATAAATTATCTCCTATTAATTCATATATATTGAATTGAGGATTATTTCCCTCAGCTCCGAATCCTGTTAAAATCCATTTTAAAGCTGTTCCTACCATTTAACAAATTTTTTTACTCCTTCTATTATTAATTTTCCTACTATGTTTTTAGTAGCTGAAAAAGCATCTGCTAAAAAAGGAGTACTTGTTTTAGTCATTCCCCCTCCTCTAGTTTTATGAGGATAAGTAGCCAAGTGAACATACCATCCTCTATTTTTATCTTTCTTTCTATATCTTGCTCCCACTCTTACTCCTGCTTTAGTTTTCCATCTTCCTACAGATTTCTTCA